CCGCCCCAAATGCAGCCAATGCAGCCGCCCATGCAGCCAATGCCACCTGAAATGCAGGGAATGGCTCCGATGGGATTGCCGCAGTAATTGACAACGCAAAAAATTCGGTTGAAAATCAACCAAAGCCTACCGATTGGTTTAAATCGGGTTAATTCGTAGGGATACCTATGTCGGAAGTACAGGAACGTGTAGCCAGTAACGTGGTCACGAGTGAGAATCTAGCGGAATTCACCGCCCAGAAACTTGGTCTAGTTGATACGCCAGCAAACGAGGCGGCAGAAGCCGAGCCGGATGCCGAGGCCGATCAGAGTGGACAGGACGGGGAAGGGAAGGACGCGACAGCGACAGATGAACAGAAGAAGCCGAATCCGAAGTTGGAAAGGCGGTTTTCTGAGATAACCAAGCAACGCGAAGCAGCCCGCGAAGAAGCGAGGCGAGAGCGCGAACAAAGGGAATCTCTGGAAGCCAGGCTGAAGGAACTTGAATCCAGGGTCAATCCACCGGCGCAAGCCGAGGCAGACGAACTGGGCCAGGAACCCAAGCCAGAGCAGTTCAGCGATATGTACGAGTACGCGAAAGCGTTGGCTGAGTACACCGCTGACAAGAAACTGATGGAGAGGGACAATCAGGAAAAGGCCCGCAAGGCCGCGGCTGAACAGGAAGCGAGATTCAAAACCTGGGCAGACCGTGTGAACGCAGCCAAGACCAATTTGCCCGACTTTGACGACATGGTGCAAAGCAGTGACGTAAGGGTTTCTGACCCCGTGCGCGATGCAATCATTGAGTCAGAAAATGGCCCGCAGATTCTTTACTACCTTGCTGAAAACAGCGAGTTTGCAAAGAAGCTGGCCGATATGTCAGTTGTCTCTGCCGTCCGCGAAATCGGGAAGATTGAAGCCCGGTTTATTAAGGAAGCGACCGAAGTGAAGCCTGTTGCTGTGAAGTCAAAAGCGCCAGCACCAATTAACCCGCTCAGGGGTGCGCTGAACACGGTGGATGCGAACGTGGATGCCGACGGCAATTTCCACGGATCGTTCCAGCAGTGGAAAGCGGCCCGCCAAGCACGGAAAATTCGCTGACAATTAACCCTTTTTTTAGGAAACTGAAATGTCCAACAATCTGCTTACCATTAGCAAGATCACCAACGAAGCGTTGATGGTCTTGGAAAACGAATTGACCTTTTCGAGCGAAGTAAACCGCGAATATGATGACCAATTCGCAGTTGTCGGCGCAAAGATTGGCAACACCCTGAACGTCCGTCGTCCTGGCCGATTCATCGGTACGACCGGCCCCGCCCTCAATGTTGAAGACTTCAACGAAACCAGCATCCCCGTGACCCTCTCGACGCAATTCCACGTCGATACCCAGTTCACGACCCAGGATTTGGCCCTTTCGTTGGATATGTTCAGCGACCGAGTGCTTAAGCCCGCCGTTGCCGCCATCGCCAACAAGATTGACTTTGACGGCCTGACCATGGCCAAGAACAGCACCGCCAACATCGTTGGCACCGCTGGTGTGCCCCCGACCGGTCTTATCACCTACCTGACCGCCCAGGCTTACCTGGACAGCGAGGGTGCCCCGCGTGATGGCCGTCGTTCGTGCATTATTGAGCCGTTCACCAGCGCCACCATCGTTGACAGCCTTAAAGGTCTGTTCAACCCGCAGTCCGCTGTCAGCACCCAGTACCAAAAGGGTCTGATGGGCCGTGATTCCGGTGGCATGAACTGGAAGATGGATCAGAACGTTATCTCGCAAACGTTCGGTTCGTGGACGACCACCGCTGGCACCCTGACCGCCAACACCCAAAGCATCGGTATCGCTACCGGCTGGGCACAGTCTTCGACCATCACGCTGACCCACAGCGCCGGTCTGACGCTGCGCCAGGGCGATGTGATCCAGATTGCCAACGTGTTCGCAGTCAACCCACAGAACCGCCAGGCTTATGGTTCGAACAAAAACCGCAACTTTGTGGTTCAGTCCACCGTTACCGGTTCGGGTTCTTCGACCATGCAAGTGACTGTGGTTCCGGCCATCATCACCGGCGGTCAGTTCCAGAACGTGACCATCCCCACGACTTCCGCAACCGCAACGGTTACCCCGTTCAGCATCGGCACCTCGGCCACCGGCACTGTGAGCGCACAAAACATTGTGATGCACCGCAACGCCTTCACCTTGGCCACCGCTGACCTCGAACTGCCTGATGGCGTCCACTTTGCTGGCCGTGCATCGGACAAGGAACTGGGTCTGTCGATGCGTATTGTTCGCCAGTACACGATCAACAACGACAGCATCCCGACCCGTTTGGATGTGCTGTACGGTTGGGCACCGCTGTACCAGGAACTGGCTTGCCGAGTTGCGGCCTAACTTTTAATTGAAAGGAAACCTATCATGGCAAATCCCGGCCCAGCAAGTACCCAAACCAATCACCCTTCAAATCTGGCCACCAACCAGGCTTATCGCCTGTTGGCCAGCGCCCAGGGTGTGAACCTGAACTCTGTCGCTGACACCATCGCTTCTATCTTGAATTCTGCTTCCTACAGCGTTCAAGAAGTGATTGTGGCCAACGCCAGCATCAACCTGACCACCGCCCAACTCGCTGTTTACAGCGGCCCTGGCGCACCTGGTGTGGCAGTGAAAACCGCTTATGCACTGACCGGCAATTCGGCCAGCGACAAAGTGGTTGTGACTGCTGCTAGCGATACCGACTCGCTTACCGGCGATGTTCTGTATATCCGCTGCACGACCGCACAGGGCGCTGCTGCTACCGCTGATGTCTACATCTACGGTTTTGACCTGTCGTTCCTTCCCTAACCGGATGGAGTGAAGCCCGAGAAAGCCGCCCTCACCAGGGGTGGCTTTTTCGCATTCAAGACCTATAATTTCGCAAGAAAGGGGAATCCCATGCTGCCTACATTCAGACCCAACGGGCCGACCTATCGGATCACGGTTCCGGCGTCCGCTTCAACCCCCCTTGAAATCGTCCCCAACACCAACGTTGAAAACAACTTTGTAGCGTTGATTAACACCGGCAGCGCGTCGGTAGTGGTCAGCCTGGGCACGACTTCAGGAACGACCAGAACACCCGCAGTTCCTAGCACTGGCGCATCAACGCCTGGCGTGATTCTGCCGCCGAGCATGAACTACCCGATTGTGGTTCCTGCTCCGCGCAATTCGTTCTTTATTGCCATCATCGGCACTGCCGCAAACGGCGAATGCTTCGTGACGCCTTTGGCTGCGGGGTAAGCCATGGCGGTAGCCAACCAGCAGACGACGAACATCGTTCCGGTTCAGGGTGTTTTTGACCCTGAGCCGACGTTTGCTATCCAGTATTTCGTTGGCCCTGCTGGGACGCCTTTTTTTGCGCCTATTAACCCAATCATTGATGGCAAGACCATCATCAACAGCACGATTGATTCGTCTGTAATTGGTGGGAACGTTCCCGCGGCAGCGTATTTCACGACCGCCCAAGTGGCTGCAACCCCCGTAGCAGACGCAGACGTTGCCAACAAGGCTTACGTTGATTCTGTGGCGCAGGGGCTGGACATCAAAGCGTCCTGCCTCTACACGACCACAAACATCATCACGCTGGCAGGGTTGGGCGTTCAGGCCGGTGGCGATTGGACATCAAGCCTGACTGCTGGTGACCGCATTCTGGTCAAGAACCAAGCCAACCAGGCGCAAAACGGCATTTACGCGGCATCTGCATCGGGCTGGACACGCACCGCGGACATGAACAATTGGTCGGAAGTGCCTGGCGCGTTCACGTTCATTGAAGCCGGTGCAGCCCTGTTAAACACCGGCTGGGTGACAACAGCGACGCCGACCGGCACAATTGGCGTGACGGCCATGCCCTGGACGCAGTTTTCGGGCGCTGGCACATACACCGCCGGAACGGGGCTGTCGCTGATTGGCACGACATTCAGCATCGCGAACACCGGCGTGGCTGCCGCGTCGTATGGCAGCGCCAGCCAAACATTGACGGCGACCGTCAACGCCCAAGGGCAATTGACCGCCCTAGCCGCGGCCAATATCGCCATTGCGGCCAGCCAACTGACCAGCGGAACCATCGACACCGCTAGGATCAGCGGCGATTACGCCGGAATCACCGGCCTTGGCACGTTGCTGAATCTGACGGTGACCAACACCATCACCGGATCAATCAGCGGCAACGCGGCCACAGCAACCACCGCGGGAAGCGCCACAACGGCGACAAACCTAGCTGGTGGTGGGGCTGGGTCGGTTCCGTATCAATCGGGCGCTGGAGCCACGGCTATGCTGGCCGCTGGGGCAAATGGCCAAGTGCTGACCCTGGCCAGCGGTGTCCCATCCTGGGCAACGCCCACGGTCGGCACGGTCACATCGGTCGGCGGCAC